GATTTACGTGAATTACTGGAGCAACACTAAAACCAGCATTGACTCCGATTTTAAAACTTCTCTCAATCATTATCCTATTCTCCTGTATGTATAGACACCATTAATGACAGACACCAGTGACCATGTACCTCCAAGCACGGCTGCCGGATTAAGAACTGAGTATGTGGTAAAAACAGCACCAACAGGGAACGCATAAAGCGGTGATGAATCAATCTGCCTGTTCATCTTGCTGATTCTTGATGCAAGTGTGTTTTTGTAGTTTCCGATGGATAGAGACTTATATTCCTCATTCAGAACATCGTATGTGTATCCAGTCACTTTAGCCGTAGCATCAACGTTCATATCAGCAATTCTTACGGTGACTGTATCTCCAAGATTTATCGTGTTCAGTTCGTTTGCTACTGTTCTTCCGGCAACTTTTTTGATATATGCAAATGAAAGATCCATGGAAATATGCGGAGTCCTTGGATGGTTTTCATTCACATAGTTTCTTGTAAGCTGTGTCACAAGATCAACTGTCACCTGTGTGTCCTCATCGACTTTGTCAGTCAAATCGACAACTTGAACCATCGGATAATCAGAATCTACATTTCCATCGATAACAACGTTCCCAATCACAACAGGGTCATCCCCTTGTTTTACATAACCGATGCATGATGTATACGTGTTAGCAATGGATTCTTCCTGTTTAAAATCGAGTACGTTTTTTCCGTACTCGATAATGTAATCCCTGTCTGTACCTCTTGCCGTTTTAAGCGTTGCGCTCAGGTTATCCCATAACCATTCACCACCGAAAACATCAAGAATAGAACCTTCCGAGCCTCCCATGATGCTTCTCCATGGTTTTGGAACTTGAACCTCGATCTTGCTTGTCTCGTTCGTTGTCTCCATGTTGAAATGGAATAACCATGGATTATAGGTGGTTTGATAATTAATGTTGTTGAATGCATTCACAACAGCTGTCTTTCCTACAGCGGTGAACGGTCTTGCCGGAAGTTTATTCAAGTCATATGAAATGTGATTCAGCTGAACCTCAACAATTCCATCCGACAGTGTCTTATTGATTGCATTGATTCTGAACAGCTGTCTGCCAAGCCTCTGACATGCCTTCATATAGACCAGTCCATTCCGTTTCAATCTGCTTGAATGCAGAGCAGCCATGGGAATCTTAATCCTTGCGGTAAACTGTCCATTCAGTTCCTCCGTAACCTCACAGGAAATGCATCCTGTAAGCCTACCTATGGGACCGTTCTTTATCCTGTCAAACAGAGTAGAGTCCACATAGATTTCATCTTCGCTGACAATATACGGAATCATGCTCTCCACCACCTTGGTGTTATCTCAATGCTCAAATCAGTCACATAGATTTCATTGACACCTGGCTGAAGCATCAAATAATCAAGCGGCATGTCCACTGCCGAATTCATGTTTATGACCACACCACCAGAGATTGTGTAGCAGTCCATTGTCTCGCAATCGATGTACAGTGAACTGTATGCCCCAGTGTCCACATGAACATTCGTTCCGCCAATCATGATGCTTCCGCTTCCTCGTGCAGTCACAACAATCATTGGTTTTGAAGGCTGATATGTAGGATTGACAATTTTAACGAGTGTTCCTGTCTGAATCTTTATCGGATCATCTCCACTCTTCAGAAACTCCTGTGGCATACAATCGAAATTCAGTGTAAATTCACCTGACTTATTGAATGAACCAGTCTGCGGAGTAACGGAAGAATGGAAAAGAGCCTTCCTGTAAATTGAAGGCTCTTCCGATGTTTCCAGTTTCTGATAATCATTGAACGAATTGAGATAATCAATCAGTTCAGAATACTTGCGTTCAAATCCAGTTCGAATAAAGCACTTATACGGAATGACGATGTTGTCATATCGGTTCTGTGCAAGAACAATGTCTCCATTTCTCCCTGGAATCTGATATGTCAAGAACGCCTTTGATGGTTTGAGGTATGCCTGTGAACCATCAACAGATATTCCGAAGTCAGAGAGTGCTTTCCCTCCAAATGTTAACCATTTCATGCGAATACCTCTTCCCTTTCTGTAATAGCCTGGTTGATTCTCTGTGCGATTGTCTCTGCGAGTGAGTCGACATCATCAACACCACCTGTTACGTTTACATTAACGCTGATAGGTGCTGAAATCTGCCGTGTTGAATTGTATGTTGTACCATAACCATTCGGTGAATAGTAGTTCATGCTGTTTGCTGTCTGAACGGCACTGTTGGCAAGCATATCTGCTGCCTGTCTGACCATACCGATGCTGTCTTCCATACCAAGAGCAAAGCCTTCAACAGTATATCCACCGACTTCCTTCATGACTCTTGAAGGTGACTTGATTTCCAGTGTGTTACACATGGCTTTATTCGCCGCATTTGCAATCGTAGATGCAGTAGAGATGACATACCGCTTCTGATCGTTCATACCGTTTGCGTAACCAATGATTGCTGCCTTACCGATGTTATATCCATCGAAGTTAAGATTCTGTTCAGCACCCTTCTTAAGTGCTTCAGTAGAATCCAGTGCCTTACCTGTGTTTTCAGAAATAGCCTGTGACATCTGTGCTGATGCACCGCCAGCTTCAAGCATTTTCTGACCGTATGTATTGATATCATCTGTGGCTTGCTGAACCACTTCATAGGAATCATTTACCGCAGTGGCCAGCTGTTCCTCGGCATCCTTTGCAAAAATAAGAGCAGACTGTGCATCTTGCAGTCTGTCTTCGTATCCACCAGTCTTGGCAGTACCATCCGCAAGATGTGCGTTGTATTCCTGTAATGCCTGGTCATACTGTCTCTGTGCTTCTTCCGTTCTGAGGTGTGCCTGACGGAGTTCCTCTTGCTGACGAACATTCTCGTCTTCAGCCGCAATCTTTCGTTTGATAGCTTCTGTGTACAGATCCTCGTAGGCAGCCATCTCTGCCCTTTGCTTGATCTGTGCGATGTTCTTCTCGATGGATTCACCGAATTGACCGTTCTTCTCGATGAGTTTTCGTGTTTCCTCAACACTGATTCCGAGCGTTTGTGCAAGTTCATTGATAAGTGTATCTGCAAGAGCCTGAGTACCTTCTTTCAGCTTGCCATTCTCACCAACCAGTTCGTTGTATTTCTGAGTAAGATACGTAGCATAATCAGCATTCTGAATTGCCGCATCCTTCTCTTTAAGGACAGATTCAGCATATCCGTCATAAGCGGTTTTTAAATCGTTGACATTCTGAATCGATGCCTTCATTGCGTTGCTGATCTGATATTCCTGTTCGATTTCGCCGAACCGTTCATCTTGCATCTTCTTAGCTGCCGCACCAAGTCCAATATATGCACTTGTGGCAAGTGCAATCGGTCCAACCGTACTAACTATTCCGCTTAGCAATCCAGGGTAAAGTATATTCATCTTGGCAATACCAAGTGCTATTTTTCCAATCAGTTTCAATGCTCTTCCACCAATGGAAAGTGCCGGACCGACTGCCGCCACTATCATTCCAGTAGTGACAATCATGTCCATTGTTCCGTCATCCATTGCCATGATTTTATCTGTCACATTAGAGACAACAGAAACCACTTTTTCAAATGTCGGATACAGTTTTGTAATCAATGCATCACCGAGTTCAACACCCTCGATTTTCAGCTGATTCAGCGCACGTTTTGCCTTCAGCGAAGGTGTCTCCAAGACATCCAACGCATACTGTGTCTGTCCGGCAGAATTGCTTACTCGCTCCAGTGCAGTGTTGAATGCATCAACACCAGTGTTAACAAGAGCAAGACCGCCTCGACCAGCACGAACGTTTTTCCATAACCGAGCGAATGCTTCATCATCCTTGCCAACAGCATCATAAAGAATACCGAGGACATCGCCGAGCGACTTGCCCTCATCCATCAGTTGTGCAAACGATTTGCCAGTTTTCTCTGCGAGGATTTTTGACACATCAGAAGACGCTCTCTCAAGTTCTGTGAACATGGAGTTCAGGAACGTTGTAGAACGTGCGGTATTGATGCCCTGTTTGGTCATCATTACATACGCAGCTGCGAGGTTTTCCAGTGAAACGTTATAGGCGGCTGCCGTAGGAATGACAGTACCCATTGATCCGGCAAGTTCATTGATGATAGTTTTACCATCATTCTGTGTCTTCAGTAACACATCTGAAATATAAGCCGCATCTTCTGCCTTGTAGCCATATGCGTTGATTGCTGTAGTTAATAGGTCGACCGCCATCGTTGTGTCGGTAAAACCTGCTCTTGCAAGCCTCGTGGCATCGTTAACGAATCCTACTGCATGTGCCGTATCGACTGATGCTGATACCGCCTGGTATGTTGCCTCCGTCAAGTCCTCAAGTCCGAATGCCGATGAAGCAGAAAGCTGTTCCAGTTCCGAGCGCATCTCAGCCATTGGTTTCTGACTCTCTGTAGCAATGGTATAAATCTTTGCCATGCCATCCGTGAAATCAGAGGATGCTTTGATGCTGGCAGTTCCGATTGCCGCAAGTGGTGTGGTGACATACTGGGTTAATTTATCACCGACATCAGCAATCTTGCCGCCCCAGTTCTCAAGGTCTTCTCCGAAATGCATCAAAGATGCAGATGCTTCTTCAAGTTTCTTTTGGTAATCGACTACTTCCTTTTCAGCTTCGTATAGCTTTGTCTGCCATTCATTGACATTCTTGCCGGATTTTTCAACCTCAAGATCCCACTTGGCTAGTTCCTTCTCAAGTTCTTTGACTTCCTTTGAATTATCTCCGAACTGCTTCTTGGCTTCCTCAAGCTGTGCGTTCAGTTCAGCCTGTTTCTGCTTCGCATTCTCATGCTTCGCAGTAGCCTTCTCAAGCGCATCTTTGAAGTTAGTTACATTCTTCTGTGCGCTCTCAAGAATCTTGGAATACTGAGATGCCAGTTCCTTATTTTTACTCATGGCTGTTTGGTTATCTTTAAACTTCGCAGTCATGAGTTCCATTTCAGCGTTAAGTGATTTGGTTTCGGAGATCATCCGCATCAAGGCTTGTCTGTATGTTTTTTCGCCCTGGATTCCTATTCTAGGACCGATACTAGGCATATAATCTCCTCCTTAAACTACATCAAAAAGCATCTCAGTCTGAGTGAGATGCGATCCTTTTTGTTTTCCTCCGGCATCAATGGCAGAGCATGCAAGAATGTCCATCATCTCATCATAGGGAGTGATAAGTACCTCTTGCTTGCTCATGCCCATTTTTCTGCCGTAATAGATAAACCACGCTCGATTTAATCGGATGTTTCGTTTATCTCTTCTTTTTTTTTGGGTTCTTCGACCTCAACCGTTCGATTGACTGCATAAATCGTGCCAAGTGCTTCACTATACAGTTTTGTCATATCTGCATCGTCAATCAGCATGCACTCCTCTTC